TATGGCCTCATGTCAGAGGCACTCGCAGTGGTTCAGTTTCTGTATCAAATACGCAGGGGCGTTTCAGGCTCTCGACTAACGAGCAGTCGTGGAGCATTAACAACGCCTCAATCTACGGGATTAGCTTTAGCGCGATGGAGGCGATATGACCCGCAGCACGCCAGCATCCTTACTGACGGCATTAAGCCAGCCAGAGGTTCAGCCTTTTTATGCTGTTGAGATGGACTTTGACAGCGCGCCAGTTCGCTTTTGGACTGGCTACGGTGATCGCACAATCGGCGGAGAAACCTACCTCGGCACAGGCAACCTTCTCAGCATTGGCGGCTTGGAAGAGGTAAGCGATCTGTCGGCCAAGCGGATCACGTTGCAGCTTTCTGGCGTTCCCGCATCATTGGTTTCACTTGCACTGCAAGAGCCGTATCAGAACCGTGAATGCAAAGTTTACTTCGGAACCACTGACACCAGCACGCCGATAGAGGTATTCAGCGGCCTCATGGACGTTATGACCATCGAGGACAGTGGTGACACCAGCACTATCTCTTTGACCGTAGAGAGCAAGCTGGTGCGCCTGGAGAAAGCGTCAAACTGGCGCTATACAGATGGCAGTCAAAAGTCTCGCTATCCAAGTGACACGTTCTTTTCGTATCTTGCCGACTTGCAGGATCGTGACATTGTTTGGGGCCGGGAGGTCAAGTCTGACTGATGGGGCCACGCGAGCGACTTAACGCCTACATAAAGGCCATGAGTGACAAGCCATTCGTCTGGGGTCAGCATGATTGTTTGACGTTCACCAACGACGCTTTCAAGGCTATGCACGGCGATGGTTGGGCTGACGATTGGCTGGGTCGCTACATGGAAGGTAGCAGGGTATTTAGGCGCAGTGAAATGGTGAAAGAGTTTGGTTATAGCGACTTTTACCGAGCTGTGGATGACAAGCTAGATCGCATCAAGCATGTGCCGCCTCTTGGTGCGCTTGTAACGACGAAGAAGGCCCGAAAGTGGGTCACAGGTGTTGCTATGGGCATCTGCACTGGCAGCAAGGGTGCTTTCTTGGACAAGGTTGGTGTGATATACCTTCCGCTAGATGACATTGATGGAGCGTGGGTCAAATCATGAGTAAGAATTTTCCATACAATGTGATGCGGCATAGAGACTGGGACAAAGCTCCGCGTGTTGCGGCAATTGCAACTTATGCCTTTCCCGCAGCGATGGCGGCGGGAGGCATTTCGGCTTTCGTGGCCTATGCTGCGACATACATTGCTGTTACCGCCGTAGCATCATGGGCAATATCCGCTCTTGCGCCAAAGCCAGACTTTAGCTCTTTTGGATCGCAGGGTACTTTGGTCAATGCCAGAGATGCCACTGCGCCTGTTGACTTTGTTTACGGCCAAATCCGCAAGGGTGGGACAGTCAGTTATTATGAGTCCACTGGCGAAAAGAATAAGTTTCTGCATCAGATCATCGTCCTTGCTGGGCATGAAGTTGAGCAGATTGGCGACATCTATGTAAACGATGAGATTGTTACGCTTGACGGCGATGGGTTTGTTACTGGAGATACTTGGAATAGCAAGATCCGTATCCAGAAATTTGATGGCAGTCAGACATCTGCACCCGCTGATCTCTTGGCCGAGTCAGAGCTAACGGGATCAGATGCCCTAACATCTGACTTCATCGGCAATGGTATTGCTTATCTTTACGTCCGCTATGAGTACGACGGTGAAGTGTTTGCCAGCGGCGTTCCGCTGATTACTGCTGTTGTGCAGGGTAAAAAGGTTTATGACCCGCGAACATCCACGATCGCATATAGCAACAATGCGGCTCTCTGCATTCGTGACTTTATTACAAGCACATATGGCCTGAGTGATAACGCGATTGATGATGTGAGCTTTTCCGCTGCGGCTAACGAGAGTGATGAAGATGTATCTCTAAGCGGCGGCGGCACAGAGAAGCGGTACACGATCAATGGCATTGTCAAAGCTAGTTCCCCTACAGGCAAGGTTTTGGGCGACATGGCCACTGCCTGCGCTGGCACTTTGTTCTGGGGTTCAGGCTATTGGAAGCTGAAGGTCGGCGCATATACTGCGCCAGTTAAAACGCTAACCCTTGATGACCTGCGTGGGCCGATCAACCTGCAAACCAGGTCAAGCACCAGGGACAGCTTTAATGGCGTCGGTGGTACATTTAACAACGCTGATGGCGATTTCATCACCGCTGATTATCCTGCAATCAAAAGTAACGTATTCAAAGCCGAGGACGGCGGCGATGAAATGCTGCTGGACTTGCCACTGCCATTCACCACCTCGGCCTCTACAGCCCAGCGCATCGCGAAGATGACGCTGTATCGTGGCCGCGAGCAGATGACGATCAGTGCTGACTTTGGGTTGGAGGCGTTCAACATTGAGGTTGGCGACATCATTGCCTTCGATAATGATCGCTACGGCTTCGATGGCAAAGAGTTTGAAGTCATCGGCTGGAAGTTTGCGTCAGACCAAGAGGCTGGCGATCTGCGGGTGACTTTGACCTTGCAAGAGACATCTGAGGCGGCATTTGATTGGAACGCTGAAGAAAGTGACATTATTGGTAACAATACCAATTTGCCTGATGCTGGCGCTGGCCTTGCGATCACCAATCTGACGGCTTCCGGCGGCGGTCGCACTCAGGGTGATGGCACTTTCATTAACTCCGCCATATTAAACTGGGACGATGTGTCGAATGCTTTTTCTGCCTACTACGAGGTTGAATGGAAGGCACTGGCGGATAGTACATATTCCAGTACAACAACCGTTGAGTCAGCTATTGAGGTTTCGCCTCTGGTTGATGGTGTTGAGTATATATTCCGTGTGAGGGCTGTAACTGCGGCAGGCGTTTACGGTCCATATTCTACTGTTCAGTTTACAGGTGGTGGAGATGTAACTGCGCCGGGTCTACCCACAGCAATTACTGCTGATGGTGGCTTCAGGTACATTACGATCAACTGGACAAACCCAGCGGATGCTGATCTTAACTTTGTTGAGGTTTGGGAGAACACTTCCAACTCATCATCTGGCGCGACAAAGGTTGGTATATCTGGTGGTAGCGAGTTCGTTCGCTCAGACTTGGGCATACAAGAAACCAGATACTACTTTTTGAAGTCGGTGGATTACAGTGGCAACGCTTCTGCATTTACTACTGGTGTATCAGCGACAACCACCTTTATTGACGACGATGACTTTGCCAATGGTGTCTATAGTTTGTTCACCGACCAAGGTTTATACGCCATTGAGGATGTTGCATCTCTACCTGCATCTGGTGACTTTGAGGGTCAGAAGGTGTTCAACCGTACTGACGGGAAGTTGTATCAGTGGACAGGTTCCGTTTGGGAACAAGTTGTCGGAGGTGCTGAGGACTTTAGTGACTTAACCGGGGCTATTGCTGGCGCTCAAATACCAGAGGGTCTGATTGACACACTCAAGTTGGCCAATGATGCAGTAACAAATGCTAAGATTGCGACAAATGCAATTACTGCTGATGTCATTGCAGCGGGGGCTATAACTAACACTAAGATTGGTCCTAACGCTGTTACTACGGCTAAGTTGGCTAATAGTGCAGTTACCGCTGACATTCTTGCGGCTTCCGCCGTGACAGAGACTAAAATCTCTAGTAATGCAATCACTACACCTAAGATTGCTGCTGGAGCTGTTACAGCTTCTGAGATTGCCGCAGGTAGCATTACTTCTAATGAGATCGCAGTTAATACTATTACAGCAGGTAATATTGCCGCTGGAACTGTTACAGCAAATGAACTTGCAGCTAACTCTGTGACCGCTACACAAATAGCCGCTAATGCAGTAACTGCCTCTGAGATTGCCGCAGGTAGCATTACTTCTAATGAGATTGCAGCTAACACGATTGCAGCGGGTAATATTGCCACTGGAGCTATCACAGCGGATGAGATTGCATCCAACGCTATTACAGCCGCTAAGATTGAGGCGGGTGCTATTATCGGTGATAAGATCGCCGCTAATACTATTACAGGTGACAAGATTGGTGCAAACCAAATTACAGGTAATAATATTAGTGGGCAAACTATTACTGGAAATAAGATTGTAGCAAACACGATCACAGGTGGTTTGCTTTCTACTTCTGGTATCATCACGAACTCTGCGCAAATTAACAATGCTGTTATTGCTAACGCTAGTATCCAAAACCTTGCTGTTGAACGTGCAAAAATTGGCAACAATGCTGCAAATGAAGTTATTAGCTTTGAGCATACAAACTATAGCGTTCCTACAGGGCCGTCTGCATGGGCCTTGTTTCAAGATAGCTATGGTACTTGGAATGACCCTAATACTGGGACTTATTATGACGTACCTTTTACTTTAGACCATGAGGGTAATTCAGGGACTAACGCAGATGTAATTGTTGTTTGCGCTGTAAACACGGCAGGGACATCAACTGGTGACGAAATCTTGTATCGTGCGCTTCAAATCGGGGCTAACAATACTTCTACATCAGGCGGATGGGACACAGATGAATGGAGAACTACTGGTACACCAATTCTTACTGCTAAAACTCTTATCGCAACTTATACGTTCCCGTGGTATTTCAGTGGTTACACTTATCGAGTCAAGATGGGAGCAACAGTTGTAAGAATGGACGCAAACAGTAGCGGTCAGCACGGCTTTAATTTCAAAGGTTATATATGGATTAGATACAGATGATAAAACTTCTTAGACTCGGAAAGTACAATCAGGTTTCTGATATAGTTACATACAACACCAGAGCAGTTCCAGACATTGAGGGTGCTATAGACATTACTGAAATTAAGGTGCCTGAAGATGTAAAGGGGAATCCACAGAACTGGACTTTTGAAGACGGTGCGTTTCGAGAGTTTAACGACGAGGAAAAAAGGGAAAGAGACTTTCCTGCTGAAGTTTACTGGAGTAGTTTTAGGAACGAAAGAGTTAAACGGCTTGCTGCTTCTGACTGGACACAAGTTCCAGATGCACCAGTGGATCAGGCTGCTTGGGCCACTTACCGTCAAGCCCTTCGTGATTTACCAGCGAACACAGTTGACCCTGCAAATGTAAATTGGCCGGAAAAGCCTTCTTAATTTACCTCGCTTCGCATTTGTGCTAACGTGCGAGCAACTTTGGAGACACATTGATGACCACCATTACACATAAGCGCGGAGACACAT